GTTCCAGAACCGTTTGATATTAAAGCATAACCGTTAACGGGAGAATCAGTTGCGGGTAATGTCAGCAAGACATTACTCGCTATAGTTGCAGGTGCTTGAAAGCCAATATAATGTGAACTATCAGAATCAGCAAATCTTAAATCTGTTTGTGCTTGTAACGTCAAACCATTTTGATCGAAAAATGCTTTTTCTGTACCACTAAAAGTTAACCCTATTTGATTACTACCCTTTCTATATAAACCTGTAGTACTGTCGCCAAAATGTACAGAAGGAGCAGATGCTGAAGCATTTGACAGTCCTAAAACACCAGTCAAAGTTCCACCAGTTAATGGTAAAAGCCCTAAATTTGTTTGGCTTACATTTCCAAGTGTTATAAAAGCTGAGTTTGCAGCGTTTCTTATTTTAAGTAAATTTGTATCTGAATCAATGTGTGGTTGATAGGCTGCAAGGTTTGCTGTGCCAGATGGATCTCCTGAAGCACTATTAAGTGTTCTTAAAGATTCAAGAACATCTTTTATAGCTGCTCTAACTTGAGCACCAGTACCGTTATCAGGACTAAAATTACTTGCTGTTTCTTTATTTGTTGAATTAACTCTTGCCATTTACTGTTTAGCCTCCACGACCATATCCTACCGCCGAATAACTGAAGTTTCTACTTACAGCAGTATTCGAACTATTTTTAAATGTTACAGTAAAACCTGTTCCTGTGATATTGGTTACCTCAAAGAAGTCACCACTTGCCATATTTTGTGCGGTTATACCAATACTAGGTGGATAAGCTGATGTGCTGCCTCCTATCTCAGAAGTGCCTGTGAAAAATGGTGCAGCAAAAGTTACATTTTTAGCCCCTGCTCCACTGCTTATTAAGGTTGTACTTTGTTCTGTTCTTGCTTGCATAAAAGCATCTACACCCAATTCGCTTATTAATATATTTTCGTTTGTATCATTTGATTCAAGCTCTGCTTTGAAATCAAAAGCTCTTGCTCTAAATGTACCGCTTTGAAAATTATTATAAGAACTGTATGTAGGGGAGCCAGAAGGATTATCATTTGTAGTTCTCACAAGTAAAGATGCATTTGTTTTTTCTGCAGGGTCGCCATCAAAATTTGCTAAAGCATCTACATTTGGAATTGAATCAAACAAAGTTGAGACATTTTCAGAAGTACTTAGTATATGTGAATTTATTTTTAAAGAAAATACAGCACCAAGATCGTAAAGAGTATTAAAAGTATATGAGCCACTTGCGTTTGATGATGGGTCTGTAAGCTTTAATTTGTTACTTGCCACTGTTGTATTTGTTTTTGTACCACTAAATGCAGTTTGTTCTCTGATTTGTGGCAATGTCAATTCTTCTCGCAGTGTAGGAATTGTTAAAATTACACTTGCTTCCCCATCACTAAATCTACCGCCTAAATCTCTAAATTTAAGTACATATTCCCCAGATTTTGCAGGCACAACTGCCTCTGTTGTATTACCACTTAATGCTTCTATAAGATCAGTTGAATTTGAAAAAGAACCAGAACCATCTATTCTTGGGCTGTGCCTTACATAAACTTGTCCACCAAATTTGACATCTAAATCTGTTGTTTGAGACCATCTTAATCTTACCTGTTCATCATTTATTGGTTCTAATGAAAGATTTTGAACATCTGCAGGTACAGCAGTTTGACCAATAGCTGTAAATTCATAAGTTGCCGGATTTGTTGATGGTTCATTTAAAGCATTATATGAAAAAACCTTAAATTCATAATTACCAACTTTGGTGTTTAATATTTCTAAATTTGTTGAAGTTGTATCTATTTGAATAAAATCTCCATTCTCATATCTGTAATAAACCCGATATTTACTTGCACCACTAACATTTTGCCAATCTAAAAATATTTTTGTAACTGCTCTATTATTTATTTCTACAATTTGCTCTTCTGCTCGCAGGCCTTTTGGCGCTGCTTTTTTTTCAGTTAATGTTGATATACTTCTTGTTGGTAAAGGTGAACCATCTTCTACAAAACTATACTTATCATTTTCATGTGAAAGTGCAGTAATCGTGAAAGTACAGTTATCGTTTTCTTTTACACTTATAACTCTCCATTTTGTAGTTTCTAATGTTGATGTTTCAAGAATATATGCAGCATTTGAATTAGGGGTTTGACTATATGTGCCGACAACTGTAATCACATTATCAGAAATATTATCAATTACTTTTGTTTCCAAAGTATTATCAGGCAACATAACAGATAAAGTTGGGTTTGCTGTAATTGAAGGTATATCTGTATTTTCAAAATCATCTAGTGTAATTATTTGATTAGTTGCACTTTTAATTCTTCCACCTCTTCTTACACCGGCTTTTACAGGGTCAGAAATTTCAATAATATGACCACATCTTACAGATACGCCTGCATCAATAGTTGTAGAAAAAGTGCAAGTTTCTCCGCTGTTTTGTTCGTTATATAAAAACCATCTTCCTAATCTTCTTGCTTGCCCTCTTGAAGTGCAAGCAAAAGCATTTATATTTTTTATAACTACTCCATATTTTGATTGTAAAGAAGCACTTGCCTCGACTGTTTCAACATCAAGGTCTTGAGTAACCATATCAAAATAACTAACATTGATAACTGTATTTCTTGTTTTTAAACTTGAACCTGCATATAAAAAACCTTCCTCTGTAACATTGCTTCTATTAAATAAAAACATAGGTTCTGCAGGTGCATCTTGACTAACAGATATTGAACCTGCACTGTAAAAAGGCATTACCTGCATGACTGAAGCAATTTGATTTATTAATTTAAAAGCGTCTTGTGATTGCGTGATGTTTACATTACAAGAAAATCTAGCTTCTGTACCTCCATCTCCATCATCAATTTGCTCGCTTGAATATTCGCTTACAGTTTTAAAAGTAAATTTATTTATATTGTCTGCAGGTATTGAACAGCCATATCTATCATTTCTTAACAGATCATACAAAATCCAAGCAGGGTCGCTAGTCCATGCTTTATCTGTTTTAAATGTGCCGTCCCAAGTACCTGTATATTCTAATGAACCATCAGACCTAACAGTCGCATTATTTGGTATTTCAACTTTTATTCCTCTTAATCTAAATCTTCTGTTAGGTATTCTAGGAAATTGCTCTGCATTTAATCTAAGTGCAGATAAAGCGGTATTTGGATATGCGTTTTGCTGAAAAATAATATTAGTGGCAGTATGAAAACTAAAAGCATTTATAAGTTTAGGGTCTGTACTGTCTGCAGTTATTCTTTCAACTCTGACTTGTACTGGATATGAGGTTGTAGAAGTAAATTCAATAATATAATCTCTAAAGTAAGCATTGGTTGACCTTCCTTTAACTGTGTCTGTTATTGCAGTTTTTGTTGTGCCATTATTTTCAATAGTTTTAATTCTTAATTCAACTTCAACACCATTTATGTCTCCATCATCTTCGAATTTTTGTAAAGAAGGAAATCTTAAAGTAACTCTCACTGCATTTACATCACTTGAAGTTACAGTATGAGTTACAGCAGTTGAGGTTGTAACAGTTGTACCAAGAGATACCTCCGTTTCTGTATTTTTAATACCTTGTATAAAGGTTTGATTACTTGTGCCAAGTCTAAAATCAAATCCAACATTTTTAAAATTAAAATCAGAATCATCTGGATTCTGTGCCTTTGCTAAAAATTCTGCATCAGTTAAATCTGTACCTATATTAATTACTGGTGTTTTATTTAAAAAAACATCAGTTAATGCTGCTGTTTTATATGCAGCATTATTTGTCGCTACACCTCTTTTTGATGGAGTGGCAAAGCCCTCGATTTCGCCTTCAGATATAATTTCAACAATAGTATTAAATTGTTTGCTAGACAGTGCATCCGATGGCAAGTCTGGGTTGATAATAATAGAATTTTCATCAAATTCTTTAATACTCATTCGTTACTACCTCTTACTTGTACTGTATCAACACCATTAGAAATTGTGATTGAACCAACAAATATTTCGCCATATACCAAATTAATCGGAACACCTGCTCTGCTGACGTTTGTCAGCCCCGTAAATGAATAATTACTTGCTAAAGCTGCAGGGTCATCTTGCTCCATTTGACTTGGACCGACTTGATTTTGTTGTTGAGGTGCAATTAATTGAGTTACACCATCAATAAGCATACTGGTTCCAACAGCAGTCAAAGCATTTACTAATAATTGACTACCTAAAAAAGTTGCTGTAGATAATGCACTTGCTCCAAATAATGCACCTGCACCTAGTAAAATTGGTAAAAAATTACCATGAGCTAAAGGTATTATTTGAATGTCAGATTCTGTTTTTAAATTTAATAAATCATCAGTAACTTTTAAATCTCCACAATTT